ATTTTCATATACATAAACGCTTCACCCGGGGAGCAATTATTGATATAATTAAGATCAATATGTGCAAATTGCGACAATTTAAAGCAGTTTTGATGTAAAGTTACTAGATTGTCGCCAAAGAGTAGTTTTATTATATGTACGAGAAAATCATAACTTAAAGATAAATTTATCTTAGTATGTTTGTCTTTTGTCTCAACATCAATTAATGTATAACTTTCAAACCGTGTAAAGTATATAGGTATGACTTTTGTTATTTCTTGCGTAACAGTAGATGGTAAACTTTCTAAGAATTTTTCTTTTTGATTTGAATTAAACAACAGTCTCTTACCGTTCATTTCCAACCAACGTACACAGTCAACAATATTAATATCTTCATTTAATTGAATTAGTGTAGGTGTTTTTAAACATATCTTTAATTTATTAAGAGTGTATAATGATGTTTGATTGTACGTTATTAAATCTTCTTGTAGATTGTAAAGGTTTTTAGTAAGAGTTGTTGTTTGTTTAACTTCTTCACCCTTTTTCTCTTCTTTAGAATTATCTGGCTTCTCAACTGAAGACGCTCTTGCCATGTCTACATTATCACCATCATTAACATGCCCTTGTATTGGTTTCTGTGGTATAACAATTTGTTCTTGTGGTTTTTCTACAACTTCTTTTTTGTCGTCTTCTTGTACGTAAATTTGAAGTACTGCACCGACACTTAATATACGTATTTCAATTAATAATACCATTAACTCAATACAATTAAGTTGTTTTATTTGTTCTATAGTTAAATTAGTACTTAGTAATAAAAGATTGTTTAAGTTATTTTGCAAGAAAAGAGGGTCACCAGCTCTAAATAGAAGTTTTAATATAGATTTGTATGTTTCAAAAGATATCTCTGAAACTTCTACATCAATACCTGCTAGTTTAATAGTTCTTTTTAACCTAAACACACTTTATTTAATTGTTGTTACGTTAAAAAACTACTTGTACCTTCAGGTCCTGGTATATATTTGTATTTCTGATAAGAAAAATCAACGTCTCTACGTATAAAACCACTTTGCACTGTATATTCTATAGCTTCACTTGATACATTGACTGGGCAAGCTCCGTAAAAGTGCCATTGTTGATATATTACAGGCGTTTTTGATACATTGCCTAACCCCCAACGATAAACGTTTATAACTGTTCTGTACTGAGTTTTGCGAGCAACTAAACCCAAAAATGAAGTAACTACAGCCCACGGGCGGATTACATGTTCTACGAAACTAATAGAAGTATCGAGAAATGAAATTTTAACTTTGCCTATATCATCTCTACCTTGATTCATTGCCTCTCTGAACAGACCACCTTGTTGTGTTCCTTCAAAATTGGCAGTCATACCGTCGCCAGGTAGTGTTATACCCTGAGCAAACAGACACCCTTGACCTGTGTGTAGTATAGGGCCTACTAGCTTTGCTAACACATCATCTTCAAGTGGCTTAACGAACTCTACTTGATAGTCGTTTACCTTTTTAATTATATCTAACGGTATTGCATCAAACGTGATTGACCATACAGGCACTCTTGGGATACTTCCCACTGGTTTGCTTAAGAAGTTTCTTAAAAAGTATGGTGTTGTTGGTATTGTTGAGCTCATTTTGCTTTAATTTACATTGATTTACCTACTGGGTCCTGAGTCCAGTAATGGTACGCAAGCGTTACATCTAATTTTGCTATTGTACCTGCATCACCTAAGTTGTATTGTATCGTACCTGTGTTTATAACACGTACACCTACTAGTTTGTAGTTTCTTATTATCTCTAATTGTTTATCTACTAAACCTAACACCAAATAAGAGTCTTCTCCTGGTGTCATGTTGTTGCCGTTAGAATCCGTGTCGTTGTGTGTAGTGCGAGTTTGTTGTTCAAAGATATCTCTCAACAGATATGATTGATCACATCTAAACGTAACGTTATATGCAGCAGCTCCGCTGTATGAAGCTAGACCTGGTACGTTAAAATTCATGCCAATATACGGTACAGAAAGGTTACCAATCTCTCTGCCTGGTAGAGAGGCTGTTTCGAGATATAAATGGTAATCATCTGTAGGTATTACTCTCTTACCAAACCATACCCATTCAACAATTCGTAGTTGATGTAGTCTTGCAAAATCTACCTTAGTAGCTAGGGCGTAGAAATCTTCAATTCTAAACGTTGTACCAGGGTCCGGTGGTACTTCAACTTCTGGTTGATTGCCTGCCTTTTTATTGGGTGGAGGTCCGTTGTGTGTGGTAGTATTTGTCTGAGAGGAAGGCTTAGATTCATAAGTGGGTCGTGTATAAGCAGGTCTTTCAACTCTTTCAAAGGTTGAAGGGCCGTTATGTCTTGTGCCGTTTGCTTGAGTTGGAGGAGCAGCTTGATAAAGAGGTCGTGTATAAGCAGGTCTTTCAACTCTTTCAAAGGTTGAAGGGCCGTTGTGCTGAGTACCATCAGCTTGTGTTCTAGGTGGAGCCTGGTAATCAGGTTGTGTGTATGTTGGTCTTTCAACTCTTTCCAAAGGTTGAAGGGCCGTTTGTATTGTTGTGTTATTTTGTGCACCAATACCTATAGACCTATTTGATATATTATTGGTAACGTTATTGCTATTGTTTGCGCGTGCTAGTAAAGATCTTCTCGAGGGAGACGCTGATCCTTGAGAAGTAGGGGGTTCGTTGTTGTGAGTGTTCCTCTGAAAAATCATAAGCCCGTATTAAGATACTTAATACGGGCTTATGAGGTATGTTGTAATTAATTTTTAACTTATTGCCATGTTGTAAGAACACCATCACCAAGTTGTGGTGTAGCGTATGCTTGTTGCTTAGCCATTGTGCCTTGGTAAGCACCAGAGCTACCGTTATTACCTGGTACCCAATAGTGATAGGACAGTACTGCATCAACTTTAGCTATTGACCCTGTATCTCCTAAGTTATATTGAATTGCTCCAGTGTTTACAATGTTAGCACCAATGAGTGTATACTCACCAATTGGCTCCATGTTCTTGTTCATCTGTTGCATTGTCAAGTAGTTACGTTGTAGACCTGGTGTATTGTAGTCACCCCAGGAAGTAGCATCGTTAAATACTCTTCTTGTGAAATGTTCTACAACTCTGCGTAGGTAGTAGTCAGAGTCACATCTGAGCGTGACTGCGTAGCTTGCACTACCTGCGTAAGTAGCTAGACCTGGAACATTAAACGCAAGACCCATAAAAGGTAAAGCTTGGTTTACAATTTCTCTACCAGGTAGAGAGGCTGTTTCAAGATATACGATGTGATCTTCTCCAGACTCAAGTACTGAATATCCTTTGTCAAGCCAATCAATTATTCTTAATTGATGTAAGCGAGCAAAGTCCTTCATCGTAGCTAAAGCGTAGAAGTCTTCGATTGTTTGATTTGTGTTTGCTGGCATATATTATATTTATCTAAATGTTAGTTGTTTAATGAGTTAATTTTATGTTGTTAGATTATATCAATTCTGAGAAATCTTGACCTGTACGAGTTGCTATGAAGTTAACTAATATAAACTCTGCAGCTTTTACTGGCTTGAGATATATATCAACAATTAGTTCATTACGATCTATACTGTCTGATGTGTTATTTCTATCATCACAAACAATCATATAATCATAAACACCTTGTGTACGTTTTGCTTCTGCAAAGATTGGACCTATTGTGTTCAATAGGCGTGTTCTTGTTATTACTGTATTAGGCTCGAACACAAAATACTTAAGTGTTCTTAATGTGGATCTTTCAAGTGTTAGGAATAATCTTCTTACATTGACTCTATCAAATGCTGTAGGCTTATGTTGTAGTGTCTTTTGACCGAATACAATGAAACCTTCATTTGGGAAAAATACAACAGGGTTGATTGATATTGTATATAAATTATCGCGTTGTTTTTGTGTTGGATTGCATGCAAGGTCAGTAATGCCTGCTAGGTTACCTCTTGTAAAACCAGCAGGGGCAAACCATGGTTGAGCAATCGCATCATTCTTACAATATACAGCTGCAACTGCCGCTGATAGTGGCAGCCACATCTTGCGATCTAAAGCTGTGCTTTGACCTTTGCCCCAGTTACCGTAAGCAGCAACGTAGTTATTATCAGAAGCTGCAAGTAGATTCTTGAGAGGTGTATAAACAGAAGCTGTAAAGCTTGCTCCTCTACGTTCAGCAGTCTTTGAATTGCCACGCAAGAAGCATTGTCTCAAAGGATCTACAATAGCCATACAATCTTTACGAGTCTCTGCTGCAAATGTTTCAAGAACATTGTAAACTTCTCTCCATGATGTTATAGCTGTACTTTCTGGATTTTCTAAAGATAATAGTTCTGTTGGAAGACGTTTTAAATCATCATAAGAACCATCAATATCTCTATTAGTATGTAGCGTAGACAAACCTGCATCTGCAACTATATCTAGTGTATAAGAATCTGTATTCTCAACTAGGCGAAGTGCATGCTCAAGCTTTGCTGCTACGTTTCCTAAGTCCTTTGTGTTTGTTTTGCTGTTAAGTGGTAAATACACACCTGCTGCAAATAAATACTTAGCTTCTTCAGCAACTCTAACCTTTATAACAGGGTTGGATGTACTACCTTGATTATCTGTCCATGAAATGTTTCTTGCAATTGCTGGATTTACCATCATTTTAATTCTCGTAGAATTTCTATTGATAACATCTTCAAGGAAGAAAGTTCTTTGTACACCACCTGAATCTGCTATTGTCTTTTTGTTGTGATCAAACGAACCTAAATAAGCTTCAACCATATTAATGTTTAATAGGTTTGGTTGTGAGTTTGATGTGCTTATCTTATGTACGTTAAAGACAACGCTATCGCTGAAGTAATCATCACCGAAGTTAAACTTAGGTATTGTTTCGATATTCTTAGATAAACTTGCTTTTGCATCTGTATATGCACTTTGTAGAGCAACTGTAAATCTAGATGCAGGTATTTCAACTTGACCAAAATCTACATTTAACGAATCGTCTTCAGCATCTTTAAGAGCAGAATTGTTGGCAGAAAGACCTTTAACACCTAAAATAGAATCATAATCTGATTGAGGGCCGAAGTTAGTGTTATCAGCAAGACTGATATAATAACCTCCGCCTTTTTCATTATTAGTAGATTTACTAGTGTTTAATATAACAAACGCGACGTTGTCCATCGTGGGGGTGTCATATAGATTAAGTTGAGGTTCAGCACCTGCAGCGTCAAGCACTTCAGTCCACTCAAACTCGCCATTAGTTATTTCTTGATATTCGTCAAGCGTTAGTGTAACTTGACGCGGGACACCGATTTCAATAATCGTATCACCTGGTGTTGATTCATAGCTTACAGATACAGTAGAGATCGACAATACTTGCGTGTCAATGCCTTCTATGTTAATAGTCTTTGTACCTTCTATTGTGTAAGTTGTGTTTTCACCACCTACAGTTAAATTACTTTTTGTTTTAACAATTGTTTCAACACTAATACCAGAATTAAAATCAACACTTTCAATCCCTTCTTCACCTGTAATACGAATAGATTGTACTTGTATTGTGCTTGTAGCTGTGTAAAGATTGCTTATACTTGACGTAGCAGGAAAGAGTAAGGCACTATACTGTTCAGCAAAACCTTCACCAGCTCCTGAGCCGTAAGGTAGACGAGTGCAGTATAAATTGCCTGGTGATGAAAGAATTTGTTTGCAACTTTCTTGAAAATAAGCTTCAGCAGCTGTTTTAGGGTTGCCGTAAATTTCTTCAAGATCAGTTACTCCTTGAACTTGAACGACTTCATCTATAGGTCCGCTATCAGCAAAACCAGCAATAAATACATTTGTACCTATTGATGGTTGTGCGTAATTGCTTAAATCAATTTCTGTTATTTGTACGCCGGGTGAATTAATTGTTCTCATGGGTTTTTAAATACTTGTAAAATTATTTATTCTTTTCAGTGGAATTTTATGCTCCGGGCAATAAGCTGACTACAAGTTGGTCAAATTGAAATGTTACGTTACTTGTTAAAACTCCTTGATCTTGATAATTGTAATCAATACCACCCATTCCAATTACAAAAACATGCAGGTAATTAAATGATATAACCTTATGGTTGTATTCATCTAGACCGTATATCGTCATATTTGCTTGATATTCATATAAACCTCTTGTTTTTGCTGGTACATTACTATTTTGAAGGTTTACAGTGTATATGCCCGTTCTTGGATCGTTTAAACCTTCAAACCACTTCCACATAAGATAGTAATTGTGATATTGGTTATCTATTACAAAGTTTATCGTGAGTGGGGTAAATTCAGGACGATGCATCGAAGTTACATGTTGAATTTGACCTGCATATCCGTTGGCTACGTTTGGTATATTTGCAGCAGGTACAACGCTACCATACACTGTTAATTGTAAAGGTTTGACTCCTGCTACTTCATTACCTAACTTTAAATCACGCAAAAATGGCGGTACATCAAGTACAACTAAAAATTTATCTTTACCACCTTGATTTAATATGGACTGAATAATTGGATTTTCTGTACTCATAACTTATTGAAAAAATGTATAACCTTGCAAGAACAGGTCTTCTATATCTTCATTGTACTTAGGCTGAAACTTATCATCATTAAAGAGGTCATCTTTTTTATTGTTAAACCGCTCGTTAATAATAGGCGAAACAATACTTACAACTGTATTGGTATCAAGATCTTTTACTTTAAATGTATTTAAATCTATATCATAATCATTATTTGTAGATATTAATGAAGGTAGACCTTGATTATCGTATTCGTCAACGGAAAACAACTGTTGGCATATATCTGTATTAAGAGCATACAGCCCCCATACAAGACTCATTATTCTGTCATCAAAAAATCTATCGTTACGTTTACGATATACACCGTTAGATTGCTTCACAAACGTTTCAAACTCTTTAATTGTATCTATGTCATTAATTCTAACTGCGTGTAGAGAGTTTAACCAATAACGCAAATTACTGATAGCGTTCAAGCGAAGATTATTATGACTGAAAATACCTAGACTTTTTGTGCTCATCATAGAGCCAGTGTTTGATAGTCTTGAGTAACTTACTATTCTAGTATAACTTAGATTGTAATATAGTGCGTCTATAACTTGACCACCGCAGTTGTTGCGTTCAATCATAAGAGGTGGTGTTCCCCACGTATTTGCAAGCGCAAATAATTTATTAGCAAAGTGATATGGGTCTAGAGTTGAATGGCACAATACTGCTACTTGCTCTATATTTTTTAAGTCTGTTATATCAAGCACTTGCGCGACTGAACTTGCGCGCCCTATTCCTTCACCTACATCTACTCCTATCACATACAACCGTTCAGGTGATGGGGTATTGAAGACCTTATAACTATTATCTTGACTAGACCATATAGGCGGTTTTCTTTCTGCTTTTAACCGTTCAATGGTTTCAGCAGCAACTGCACCTTCACCATCATCAACAAAATGGTTTTCATATTCTTGTCTGAACGCTTCTTCAGATCCAAGCGCAGATACTATTTGCTTCTTCCATCTCTCTGTACGACCTGGTACCTCCCACCAATCAATACGTTCAGCTTTCCAGCCGTTGACTTCTTTCTCAGCACCTGAGTATATTTCGTAAAATTTATTGTTTGTACCGTTGGGTGTTGATACCATAAAGATTTTAGACTTCCTACTTTGAGAAATAGTAGGTATGACAGATTTCCAGAAATCATTAATAAAATTTTGATCAATAAATGCAGCTTCATCAATAATAAGACAATTAGCTGTATCACCTCTTGCTGCTGTAGATGTTGTTGTACTTACACCAATACTACTATCATTAGCAAATGTAATACCTGTTTTACCATATTCTTTTAAACCCGGCTTGAGAAAAGGTGTAAGTAGCTCGTAAGCTAATCGTATACGTTTTAATACACGAATTGCAGTGTTTTCGTTATTTGCTACAATAATAACGCGTTGATCGTCACTAAAGCATGTCATCCACAATGCAAATATGGTCATTAATGTTGTTTTGCCAGCTTGTCGGCAGGAAAGAACACTAACAAATCGATTGTTTTGTAAACCTCTTAGAATTCTTTTTTGTGCAGTGTATAGTTCAATTATAATCTTACCTTTATCTGGGTTAGTTATAAAAAAATGTTTTTCTGCGAAATATATAATATCTTCAGCGCATTCTCTTACTTCTTTGATCATTTTTGGAGTCCATTCAAACTCCGCACCGTCTTTTAAAAGTTTTTTATCTCCTCTGTAATATTGCTTGTCATCAATAGGTTGCTCGTTAACTTTATTGAGAGCTTCATCAAGTAGCTTGTCCTCATCTTCTGCGTCTTGCAGATTGTCTGCCTTGTTGTTCATAGTAAAAGTTGTGATAATTACTTATCACAACTTTTATTTTTTTAACTTCTATATATGTTAGTTAATATTTAATGCTCAGGGCCTAGCATTTGTATTAGTGTTGATCGTAAATGCTCAAGCAAGGCATCCTTACCGCAATGAGTACCTGCATGCATTAAAGATACCTTTTGACCTTGAGTATCAAAACCTAATAAAATAAAATTATCTAAATACTCACTGAGTATACCATCTATATGTGTTAAGTCGTAATCTTGAGCTTTTTTGATACTCGCTTTATCATAGTATCGTAAAAATGCTTGTTTGATTGCGTCATGAACATATGCAGGAATGTCTATCTTCTCTGTTACATTTATGTCTTCTACTACATTTATTTTTTCTGTTAACTTACGTTTAGCTGTACGTTTTGGTCGAGCTTTAGGTTTAACCTCCGGCTTAGCTACCTTTTTATTTTTCTTTGGATCAGGTTGCTCAGATTTCATTTTAATTATTTATTGTTATTGTCAATTGTTTGCTGTTGGTTTAGTTCACAACGACGATTGTACGATGTTGCTTTATTATTAATACCACATCTAACTAGTGTCTCTATAAGAACTTCATAAGAGCTTGTCTTCAACTTTAACCTACCTGGTACAAATTGACCTCCATCATAAAGCTCTATATAACTTTCTCCTACAAACGGATCATTTATATAACAAGTGCAAAACACACTAGCCCCACCTGGATCAATCACAATTGACCAAGCACGTGGGTCAATCTCACTATAATCAGTAAATAATTTGTTTACAAAATAACCACTGTCTTTGAGTCTTTTTACAATATAACCTAACGTCGTAATCTTGTTAGACATAATATTATTTAACAAGAGCTGAGATAGCAAATCGTATATTTATTTTCTCTTCGATGATATCAAAAAGAAATACATTTAATTTGTTATTAATTTTTACTTCAAATTTACTATTTCTTAACCCAGTTAGCATTCTAAGGGACTCTAGATTTAATGCAAGTGTATTAAATTCTTCTCCTTCAATCTCATCTGTAACACTATACATAATATTGTTGATATTCTGACGTTCTTTATCATTTAGCTCAGCATACACTTCCCCATCTTGAAGAAAGAAATACACCTTGCTAGCATCAGAAGCAATACTATGGCCCCTTAGTATTTCGTTTAATTTATCTGAGGTTAATGTAAAGCAGCTATCATGTGTAAGACCTTGTATCTTTGCTGAACTTACAGGGCAACGCTGTACATAACCTTCTTCTAATAAAAAGTAATTAAACTTAATACTAGAGCTTTTATACGCTAAATGATTGCTATTAAATGTTAATGTAATGTATTCATCTGCTAAACCGTCAAGAAGCTTTGAGAACTTCTTGACGTCGGGTAGATTGAGGGTTAAACTTTTATCAACATCAAACTCAGATATATACTCCGCACATACTACCACCCCAGCGTCTGGTGTACTGCACGTTGCAACAACTTTATCTGATGTAAGGTTTAAAATTACATTATCAGTTAGCTTGCCTAAAGGTAGGAGAAAGTGACTTACGAAACTTTCTTTATGTAATTTTAATGTTGTTTTCAATTTACTGTTTTGTTAGATGAGTTACAATTGCTTTTAAAGATTTATCAATACTTGTAAAAATTTTAATTAATTTTTGAGAATCAGCACTATCTACATTTAGCGTATTGTTTGACTTCTTTGATCTTGCAATATTAGATTGAGGTTCTTCTTGTATTGCATGAACTGTATGTACGTTAACCTCAGTATGAGCATCAGGCTGATACACATTTGCATTAATCTGCTCCTGCTGTTTCTGTTGCTGCTGCTGCTGACGTAGAAATGAATGAGGGTCTAGTTTGTTTGCTGGACCGGATGTAGATCTCTGTACAGTAGATTCATCAACCATTTGGAGGTTGCCAGATACTAATTTTGCCATTAAAGCTGCTGCAAATTCATCCATAATATTACGTTAATGTTCTACCAGCGTTAATAATTGCACATGCAGTTGAACTATGAATACTTTCATAGTGATTTACTACAACACTATAATCTTTGATACGGTTATCAAGCTCAATATCAAGCTCTTGACCAATCAAGCGAACCATATCTTCAACAAAGCGAGGGTTTTCATACATTAGTTCTGTTTGATATGCTTCATCGATTCTCTTCAATGCGTTAATGATAGGTGCAGAACTGCAACGCTCTACAATATCAATCAACTCCTCAATCCACATAACACCTTTTGACTCATCAAGTTCTACTACTACATCTGCAACACTTCGCTGATTATGAGCTCCATAATCACTAATCTCTTTACTACAAGGGCACAACGATGCATACAGCACACTAACCTTTAGATATAGCTTCTGCTCTCCATTGATCAATTTACCTTCCATACAGCCTCTATAATCCATATGAGACTCTACACCTGATACTGGCGCTTTCTTCTTAAGAAAGTAGTCAAAGTTAATCTTCACATAAGCATTATCAGCCTTAAGACGCTCCTTACATTCAGTAAGGAGACTCGGAATTACTTCATGAATATAATAACCATCTTTCTGAAGAATCTCTTCAATAAGAATACGATACCGACTCATATTCGTACCCTTTACTTCAGGTGTAAGATCAGTATACATACTAACCTTACCACTACCTTCATTTACAGTTCCATCCTTACGAATGATCTTGATAGGCACCGTGGCGTCTCGAGTACCTACTTTTGGTATATATTTCTTTGGAAATCCCTCAATTGTATTTTGAATGTCTGGTATGTCGTCGTTTGTTTTTTTACGTGGCATATAATTTATATAAGTTAGTTACTAAAATTAATAAAGTTAAAGGTTACATTTTGCTGAGAATATCTTTCAATTCATCGTCATAAAAATCGTCTTCGTCTTCACTCTTACTCTTAGCTTCTTTTACTCCTTCGAAGATATCATCAATCTGAGTTTTTGGTTTAGATACTTCTTTCTTTTTAGTTAGTTCAGGTTTCTTGCTAGGTATTTCATCATCAACAATTTCATCTTCTGAAGACACTGCATCTTCAACGCAGAAATAATGTTGGTCTAACATCCTCTGCAATTCAGGGGAGGTAGCAAGCTTGTTGACAGCTTCAAGATCAAAGATACTTGCGTGAATTTCAGCTAGACGACCAGCATCAATATCATCAAGCGTTGATGCTGCTACGAACTTACTCGAACCGTACGTAACAAACTGCTTCTTCTGCGGAGCTCCAGAACGAGCTTCACACTTTACGCGCAAGGTACAACCATTCACTACATCAAAGATCTTGGCTCCAAAATCTTCAGAATCTTCACCGTCAATTGCTTCGTTAATAATCTTTGCCAATTCGCGACCATACCTAAGCATCTTGACCTTACCTACATTCTCAGCGTTAGAAGGGTCTGCTACTACATACACATTAGCAAGCCAATTTTCTTTTCTAGAAATAAGCTTGTTCTTTTCTTTTTCTTCGTTTGAACCGTTACGAAAAGTCTTGATAGCGTGACTGCAGATAGGGCATGATTCACCAAACGTAGTAGGGCATACAGTAGATAGAAACTTAGTACTAGCCAAGCTATTCCAGCTATGATGATAATAATGAAAGATGCTTTTCTTTGGCTGGTTGATGTTTGGTACAAGGCGTAGGTTATACGTCTTGCCTGCTTCAAATTTTAAGACATCTTTAAAAGCTGATTCACCTTTAGAAGTCATTGCTGTCTTAATATCGTTAAACATTGAGTTAGTAAATTTCATAATTTATTCTTTATATTGTATATTCTCCTTCTTTATCTGCAAGCGTTTAAAAATTAAATTCTGAAGTTTAAAGAAAGCTTTTTGCAGTAACGGCTTGAGGGTGTTGCTGTTATTATACTTGTCTCTAAACTTAAAGTAGTCTGAAGCAAAAGACCCAAGCAGTATTTCTTGTTCTTCAGGGGTAAGTGTATTGAGTGTTTTATATATACCTGTAAACTCCATTAAGGTGTAAGGGTGTATTTGATTTCTTTTAAGATGTTCTACCCATGTAGGTATACTACCACTAGAATGTTTTGTATAATCTAAAAGCTGTATATTTGAATCAATACAGAATTTAGTTAAAAACTCTAATGATTTTTTAACTTCATCAACACAATCATCAGGATTATTAGAGTTTAATATTTTTCGATATAAAGTGTATGCTTTTACAGCTCGAGGGCTTGAGTAATAGCCTAAATCGAAAAATGAAGCATCTTGGTATATTTTATATGGGGCTTCAAAGTAAGTTTTTATATCAATCTCTTTATGTTTGCTAAAGAGAATACAGAGTCTTTTTACTAAAAGATATTCTGGTGTTTGTTCAAAATTTTCAAAGTTTGCTCTCTTTTTGAACGGTTTGTTTTTTATCTGTCGGGTTATTGCAAGATAACTGTTGTATATTTGCTTTTCAAATTCTGTCATTTTTAAGGGATCTTTGAAACGTCTTTTTAACATTTTTACTCTTTAAAAGAGCAGGGTACATATATAGCATACCCAATAGTGCTTCTCTTTCGTCTGAAGCACCTGTTAATGACACAAATATATAGCGAATGTCGCTATTTTCAAGGATCATAGTAAATAAAGTAGAAGAATTTATCTTCTTGCCGCTAACTATTGACAGAAACGCTCCAACTTTTAGTAAACCTGTTATAAACTCCTTGCCAGCAGTTGTTTCAACAGGGTTACTATTATGTATAATATTTGTAATATTTTTACTATTAAGCATCGCCTAATTGTTAATTAGGCGATTTGTACTTTTAGTTCAACTTAAAGTATAGTGTGTTATTTTATAATATCTTAAACACTCAATTTATCTAATGTAGTTGATGCGTCTTCAATAGCGTTTTCTACATTATCAGCTGCAAAATAATCAACACTTGTCTCTGTTAGAGTGAGTGTGTCATATTTAATTTTAAAAGCGCATGTACCATAATTTGGCCCAAATCGGTTCTTGATCATACCTAAATGAACTAGACCTAATTCTTTATCTTCTTCTTCCTGCCATATAGAGCACATAACATCACAAGTTGCTGCAAGACCAATACTTTCTGATACCCCCTCCATACCTGGGTTGGATGTATTGAACGCATCTCTCTTAAGCTGAGAAGCTGTTACAATCGGTATATTGTATTTAAACGATAGAGCTCTTAACTGTTCAGCAACTTCTTTAACACTCTCATATGAGTTTAAGTTCTTTGAAACCGGTTTTAATAAATTAATATAATCAATAACTAAAACAGCAGGTTTAAACCCGCGTTGTGTTAGTTTAGTCATGTATGCGTCAATATGTCTACATGTAATTGATTTTGGTGGGTACTCTTTAATTACCAATTTACTTTCTATTTGTCGCTTTAGATGTTCTACAGACTCTTTAATCTCATCAGTGTATACTTTTAATTCATTATGTGGTATCTGTGTAATCTGAGAGCTTATTCGCTTAGCATACATAAACTCAGACATCTCAAGAGAAATCAACAACACGTTATGATTTCTCATAACTATATTTGTAGCTATATTTCCCAAGAATATACTCTTACCGACGTTAACTTGACCTAAAAAACAAGTTAACGTTTTTGGATAAAGTCCGCCCTCTAAACGTTCGTCTAAAAATCTCCAACCTAAAGGTAGTGGGTTGTAGGTTGTGACGAGATCTTTGATATGTTTATCAATATCTTCAAAATACCAATGCCCCATACTCTCACTTAATGAGATAGCACTAGCTTTTTCAAACTCTTGTAAAATTTCTTGAGGTTCTATCTTACCTTTTGAAAATTTTTCTGCAGTTTCAATAATAGCTTTCTGTAGACATCTTTCTTTAAGAAAGCGCTCGGTGTTTATTAGAAGTTCTTGCTTTTCAAAAGTTTTATCGAGTTGTTTTAACTTTGTAGCTGTATTATTAAATGCTTTTTTATCTTCTTCTGTTAGGAGTCTTGATTTTATTTCTGTATGTGTTGGTATTACACCTCTTTCTTGAAAGAAATTAGATATAGTACTAAACACTACCCTAATGTCTTTATCATTAAAATAATCAGGTTTAACAAAATCTATTATTGTTGCTAGATAGTCTGTACTTAAGAGACTATTTAGCAAAATTACACCTTCGTAGAAGTCAAGGTCAAGCGTTGTTGCTATGTTTGTATTCTGCATAGATATTATGCTATATCGTCAACTTCTTTTTGCAACTCAGCTGTCTTATCATTGCTATAACATAATTGCTCTTGCAGAACTTCTTCAAGTTTTGGCATTATCTTCTCCCAACATTCAATATTTTTTTCAATATCTTTACGATAACCTAAATTCTCTTCACCGAATGTATATCTATTACCTGCTTTCACTAAAACTCCATACGCTGTTGCTATTTCAAATAGCCCTGAGTATTTATCAAGACCGGTTTTGAAATTTAAATATAATTCAGTCTTTAAAAAGTTTGGTACAAAACGATTTTTAACAGTCATTGCTGAAAGTGTTACACCTGAAACATTATTTGAAATAGCTACTGACGCTTCATTTGGGTTTTCAGTAGACTTCTCGTTACGAGTACTCAACTGCACTAATACTGATGCAAGATATATAGGTCCTTTCCCACCACTTTGTGTCTTAACGAGTGAAGGAAACATCTCCATACTATCATATATATGATTACTAAACAACACTGGTACTTTTGCTTTTGCAGCTTTATACGTTAAAGTACGCATCATTGATTTGATTGCTTTTGCACGTTGACCAACATCACTTGCATCCTTACCTGCAGATGCATCTCTTATTTCCTTCGCACTTGCTAAGTTACCGAGAGAATCAATTGCAACGATAAATTTTAACTCTGGATTATTTGCTGCAATAATATTATCAAAGAATTTACACATTTGATTTCTACAATCTTCAATAGTTTCTACTGGGTAATACTTAACCCGTTTTGTGTCCATACCTGCACCTTCAGCGCTGCGCTTATCTACTGCAACTTCCGAATCCCAAATTACAGGTACATAGCCTATCTTCTGAGCATTAGCCATGATGCGATTCATTATCAGTGATTTGCCAGCTTGCGATGGTCCTGCAAACCCTGCAATACGCCCTACAGGTATACCTTTATATAAAGAACCTGAAATGATAGCGTTTAATGCATAACACCCAGTATCAATCCATTCGTCAGCAGACGAAAGAGTACTTTCATCGAGAGTAGCAGCGTCAGGGTTAAGATCGTCGACAGATTTGAAAATATCTTTAAGATGATTAAGAGAGTCTTTAGCCATATGTAGTATGATATATTACATTCTCGTTAAATCAAAAAAAACCTACACTTTGTATTGTGTAGGTTTTAATGAGTTTGTTAGTGTTGTGTTTTAATTATTCATCAAATAATTTGATCACATTACCATCTCCCTTGGGAGGCTCTGCTTGTTGAGCTTGAATTGGTGCAAAAATTTGGCCGTATTGTGCTAGAAACTTGAAGTCAAGAGTAATATCTTGACAGCGAGTTATTAAACTCTTCTGATACACCCACCTGGTAGGTTCGGTACTATCTGCTAGAAACTCTCTAAAAAATAGAGGTAGTAACTGTAGAGATATCTGACCGTTTGTAGGGTTGGGAGTAATGTTTACGACTGCAGGGTTCTTGATAGTAATTGAGTTACTATCTTCCGCTTCAAGAGCGCCAAGAATAGTTCGACCAATTGTATCAAGAAACACTGTCAAGGTTTCTTTATTGTCTTTTTCGTTTTTCTTCATAATTTTTATTGTCTAGGTGTCTTACAGAAACGTATATTAGTATTTAATAGATAATCTTCAAGTAAATGTTCATGAGTAGCTCGTACAGGGTTGATGTCTAAACTTCCACGACGTACATAATAGCATGACACTCTCAACTCTTCAGGTTCACATAGATCAAGAATACGTTTATAAATAGCCTCACAGATCTCTTCGTGAAAATGACACTCATTTCTAAAACTCACTATATATTGAATAAGGGATTTTGGTGTAATTTTATTTTTTGATTTCAGGTAGATATATACATCTCCGTGATCGGGTTGATTAGTTACACGGCAATTTGAACGTAGTAGTGTACTTCTAAAGTATTGTTCTTGAGTTGTATTACTCTTGTTAATAACAAGCAAACCTGAATTCTCACTATATGTGTTAAATTTTATTTCATTTACACCTTCTTGGTCTTCAAGTGTTATATACTTTGAATATTCCTTCAAATCAGTATCTCGTGAATTATGAGCTGATGCTGAAAATATCTTTACAGATACGGGTGATTCAAGTAGTTCAGATAAATCTCTTGAAGCACACTCTTCAATATTTTTAATTACCTCCGTACTTGAATCTCCAAATTGAGTCATATTGAAAGAATTAAAATACAACTTAGCAGATTTTGATTCAACAATATACTTTGAGTTACAGTCGTACACTATTTGTGCAATACCTGTTATTGGCATACCGTTAGTTGTAAGCGCACTAATCTCCCAGTTATTCCAAAGATCTTTACCAACAAACGGTAAAGCACTATCACGTATACCTAAATACGTTCTATTACTTTGTCGAGGTTCTCGGACTAAAATAGATTTATCATAACGAGCAGGTGCAGATACTCTCTGACCTAGAACTTTTGAAATAGCTGAATTGTCTAGTATATCACTCATATTTAAATATTAATAAATTTCTGTATAAAATCTACACGTTCTTGTATTGTACCTTTAACTCTTTTAACATCAATTTTGTACTCTGCAATAACGTCTTCAAAGTTTTGTTTTACATTGTCAAAAAATACACGATCAAGAGATCGTGTATTGTCATTCTGTAGTTCAAGTTCTGGTTCAATATAAAATATAACATCATAGCTTTGAATTGTTAATTTAAATAAATCTACAATTAAACTATACACTTTTTTATCTTTTAATTTCTCTTTAAAAAAGAGACTATACGCTAAGCCATCTAAAGTACAACGATCAAAAAAAGCTTTTGTACCGCACTTTACAGCGTTCTTATAATGTTGCATCATTATGAGTGTTTGAGTAACTTCATCCCCGCTTTCATTTATTACAAAACCTTCACTTTGAAGTATTCTTGTAGGGCTTGGCACTTTATAATAATCTTTAAAAATTTGATTGTTATCAAAGATATTGAGTAACGTTGTCTTGCCTTGACTGTGTAGACCTGAAAGTGCAATTTTCATAAATTTAAAATAACGGGCAATTGAATAATACGTTTCTACCTATAGAAGTCAATAACAATCTATTATCTGCAGTGTAAAATATCATGTCGTAAATAATCATACTTTTGACTAAGGTATGTATATCTCTATAACTTTCTGTCGCAAATAAAGTTTCTAGTTCATCATTGTAAATACATGACAAGATTTTATAAAGCAACTCTAACTGTATTGAACTTTTAACTTCTTTTAAATTCATTTATTAGAAATTTCTTCCACAGTTTAAATGCTGATGCATATATTGCATCATATGCTACATTAACACTGTAGCCTCTTATTCTAACCTCATCCTCATATATAATTTTGCCTGAATCTAACTCACTCGAACACACATGTAACGTGTTACCACCGTACTCTAGATTTTGTTCTATACATCTTTTTTGCGGATCTTTACCTTTGAGAAATGGGTAACGAGTTAATGGAGCTGGGTGTAGATTATATATCTTATATCTCTCACAAATTATAGGCGGCACAATTCTCAACCAACCGTGCATTGTTACGATTGTACTTTCATCAAGAAAGGTATCATACTCCTCAATGCTTGGCTTATTAGGTACAACCCACAATACATCAAAATGTTTATCTAACAATTTACTATTAACATTTGTTAGATCAGAATTATTAATAACAATTCTATCAGGTTTAATAGCAAGATCTTCAATTAGATTAAAGATCTCTGTACCTGTTTGTGAGAATAAAGCTACCCATTTTTTCATAAAATTAACGACAGAAATTCTTAAACATCCATACGTTGTTTTGTATTATTTGTTTTTGCTTGATATGCGGAACATGATTAATAAAGTCTACTAACTTATAAGACCACTTCTCACAAAGACCGTAGTTAATGTTATACGGATGCTCTAATATACCTGCTACTATAGGGTTTGATGTGTCTATAGTTTCAATACACTTTAAATAAAAGCTATCAAGTGTATTATTAATAGCTTTAAATTCCCAAGGTACACTACACCCTAATAAGTGATGAGGTTTCTCAACAAAAATACCATCCCCTATCAATCTATTTAAAAGCTGAATTCTACCAATAGCGTAATCGCACCATTTATTATCAATAAGATCTTCTCTAATATTTAATTCTGATACAATAAATTTTTTATAATTGTTGTTTTCTTCTTTACTATTGAGATAAAAGCTATAGTCAAAACTTATAGCAATTTTATCTACTTTGTCTGCAAGAAATTTATAACACTCAACTATTTCTTCATAAGTCTTTCCTTGTACAACGCCAATCTTTTTGCCTGGTAAGTCTTTATATGTCCCTGTAAAGCTTACAAAAGAACTAATTGTTTGATGAGTCTCTTCAAGAACATCTGGTACAATGTACTCAGTCGGGGTTAGATCTACAACCCACTGCGCAAATTTTGTGTTATCATATGCTTCTCCTAATTCAAAAATTGAATTGTCAAGTAGAACATGTCTACCTAACTTAACAGATTCAATATAAAAATCTTTGTATTTTTCGTTTTCCGGTAAAAGATGAACAAGACAATAATCATAGTCATTGTAGTATCTTGATACATCCAACATGTCTACAGGTGTTTCGTGACTTACTAGCATAAGTAGAATTATACCTCACTTTTAATTTTTTTTCAAATGAAAATAATGTATGTATCTAAAATAGATTGTAAATATCTCTGGAGTACAATTTCTGAGACAAAAGATGAGTGTAAAGCAAAGACTAAACTCTTAATAACATCTGAAGAAAAATATAGATGTACAATAGCTCAGCTTGAAACATACACCGTTGACACTTTTTTACTTTTATAGTTTACCAAAGACATGGTAGTCGTTACTATTTTTTCTCCAATGAAATAATAGTAACGAATAAGCACTTTCATTGCTACCTAAAAAAGTTCTACACTGTTTTAGTGATAAGAAGTCCATTATATTGTGCTTACCGTCTGTGTATCTCTGTACACCATCTCTACTATATTCATCATACGGAAAATGCTCCGCTCCATGTATGATAGGCTTGTATACTACAACGGATTCGTTTAATTCCTTGATGAAGTAGTCTTGTGTTTCTTTATTATCTGTTGCGACATACACTTTTGTAAACGATCTACAGATGGATAGAATTTCAGTGTTTGTAAGAGGTAAACTTCTATCGTGTACACCTTCTAGTAGAGCTGTCTTGCATGTACGTCTTGCGTGAACACCAAGGGATTCATTGATCTTGTTTTGTTTAACGAAACTATCAACTTCTAGTTGTACATCTCTTTTTATAATTAAATACTTTAAAGCTACACTAAGTGCTGTATTCCATAGCGTGCCTCGTTTAGCGTATTTGTTAATTAAGTATTCAAAACTACAAGTTTTAATAATTTTTTCATCGTCAATACTACTATCAATATCTTTTATAACAACACCTGGTGGTTTTTCAAAATAATCTAAAAAATTTACATTATTATGATTGTTTAACACCCATTCAATTGTAAAGCTGTTTATACTATTAGTTTGCATTAGATAAACTCCTGCAAGTAGAATTCTCAGCTGATTTGCAAATCCGTCAGGGCATCTTACATATAGATCTGGACGACCTGTACTTTTACCTAAAAAAGCTTGAGTTTCAGCAGTAGACAGAGCCCAGTGACCTAATAAAGACATCATTTCTATTTTTGCAACACCAATAGAATATGTGTAATGTAATAACCATGTATCACTACACTTCAGTTTATTTAGTTCGAGTTCAAGTTTATCCTTACTACTTGCTATATCGCTAGTGTTGAATATGCTACCATTTATTGCTAGACGTCTTGGTAGAGCTATTGCCGTAATTTGATAAGCATCAATAGTGTCATTTAAAAATGGTTGATTACCTACGTACTTAGACCAATCTACAAGTCTATTGCTCTTATAGTCAAGCATATCTGTAACAGTATTATTAGGTTTTAGTATCATTAGACCTGTACATAGACGTGTGCAGTATTTCTTAACCTCAAGCGTACTTGTTGTCGGTGTTATTGTGTATGTAGGTTCAAAAGGTTCATCAGCATAATTTTCACCATCTTGCATTATAACATCTACGATATCGTATGTTTTATCTACAAAATTTTCAAGATCAGGTACAAAATCTTTATACAACCACATATCAGTATCAAGGTACACGACACGTTTAACATCGTTTAACTGTGCCCATTGAAGAACCCATTTTGTGATATCTAGCTTCTTAAAAACAATATCTTTATAGTTTGTTGTATGCCAGGATTCAAGAGTTTTAGATATAAAGCACGGAAAATATACACATATACAATCAACGAGGTAGGTTAGTTGGTTGTAGGATTCTTTATCTGTGCAAACTATTATTAATTTTTTAAGTGTGTTTAATTCTTTATTTCTTTTACAGAAATTAAGAACAAATTGTATGTACCCTGCATTTGTTATTGTAAAGTAAATGTAACCTGATTCAGTTTTATATTCCGGTAAAAGGTCTTGCATATCTTATAAAAGATATTTATTTGATCTATATACAGAATAGATCAAATAAATCAGTTTGTACTTCTTTACCAATTTGAGGTAGTCTCCAATCTAAAGCTTCATATAAACGCTCTACCGGAGGAGCTGCAATTTTTAAAAACATTTTCTCATAGTCAATCTTGACCTTTTCAAATTCTTTTGGGTAATCTGTTACAAAAGCAATAGCGTCAAGTCTATAGGGGTTGTTGGCTGTGTAGAAGTACTTTACTTTTTGACCTGACTGTATTTTTTCATACTTACCAGACAATTTAAACTTCTCTAAAAGTAGATTAAACGCTATACTAGCTTTCACGTGACATGGTGTACCTTTGTTAAATTTATCTAAGGTAGCACCTTCAGCGTATTTATTGTAATTCTGAATACTACTTCTAAAAGCTACTTCTGCAAGCGGTAATGAGATAAATGTGTCGTATGCATGACGATAAATGTCATTGGTACCTTTAATGTCGTTAGTCAAGAGAGCGTTTTCTAAAACTTCTTTAACAATCTCTTTAACTTTTTTAGGCATAGTGCTTCTGGCTATCTCAACACCTACATACTTAAATTTACCACCTTCAACTGCTACCCCTTCCTTATCTAAGATACGAATTATATATCTTTTTTTCTGCAAAAATGTACCTACATCTGCAATTACCTCTCTCTTGAAAACAAAACGTGAATCGCTTGAATTTAATTCTGTACCAGCCCAACTATTAATTTCCCTATTTACTACCTCTGTAATTTCATCAACAATTGTATGTACTTTTTTTGTTATTAAATTATCTACAGCTAGCGGCAGTTCTAATTTATCTAAAATTGGCTGTATAGTAATGTATACACTGTCTGTATCCCCTGCAATAACACAAGAAGACTCTACACCATATGTTTTTTGAATAAATTGGTCTAGTATCTTAGCTCCTTCTTTCGCTACCGCTTGACCTGTTTTTGTGATTGACGACGCGTTGTCAATATCCATAAACGCACTATATTTGTTTGCAAAAGTACCATAAATTGAATTGAGTAGAATCTTAATCGTATACTGTAGAGTGTCAAGATATTCTACAGTAGCTTTTTCTTCTTCATTTAACTTTTTCTTCTTTTCAAGAGTTAACTTTTGTTTTTGAGCTTCAACACGTTCAGTATAAAGAGTGTCAATTAGATTCGGACATACACCTTTATATTTTTGAGAATATAATACCCCCGCTTTTGATACTGAGATCTTTTCTTTTTTAATAAAAGCTTTAAACTGTTTTTCTGTTAACTCATGTATCTTACCGTTTACTAATCTAATTGTCAGTTTGTCGTCTACACCATATTCACCAATCACAATTTTACCTAACTTTGTTTCTGCAGATATGTTTAAAGTTATAATTGTGTTTGGGTATAGTGAGTTAACGTCATAACTTACTATACTTTTTTTGAGACCGCGTTCTGGCTCTCTAACATAACCACCAACGAGTGTATCTCTAATCTCTTCATTTTTAAAGGTGGGTATAACATACCCCTGCTTGTATGCCTGAAGATACATTGCACCTGTTACAATAGCAATCTTACCTAATGCTGCTTCAAAGTTAGTGCAACCCTTATACGCAAGTAGGCGTACAATTCGAAGATAGTTTAATTTTGCTTCTAGTTTTACAAGAAGCTGTACATCTTGAATATTGTAGTCTACAAAATTTTCCCAATCTTCATTAGCAAGGTTAGAGAGATTTGTAGCATTGATTGCTAATTTACCTTCCTTTAATTCATACTCACCGATATAGTTAAGAGAATAAGATTCACGTTCACCTTTTGCATACGCTCTATATATCTCCATATAGTCAAGACAACTCAAACCATATATAATCCATTTTCCTGTATTTCTACCAAAATTATCCATAATAGGTTTATAGTATAATTTTCCAACAGGTGAAAGTTGATTTATAAATTCATCACCCAGCAACCCACGAGCTCTATTTATAATATATGGAATATCAAATCGTTCAGAGTTCCACCCTACTAAAATATCTGGAGGGTCTATCTTCCAGAAATTCATAAACTTTTCAAACATCTCAAACTCTGTACGACAGCAGTAATACTTTACCTTTTCATTCTTAGGTTTATATTCTTTTTCAACACCCCAGCTAAAAATTTCATCAGTTAGATTATTATGTATTGTAATTAGTATTACAGGGTCTTTAGCTAACTCAGGTATTGGAAACTCATTAGGGGAGTACGTTTCAATATCGAACGAATATATCTTTAATGGGTATTTACTAAAGTCTTTACCACCTACCTGTTCTTTAAACGCTTCAAGTAAAAACTGCTGCTCGCAAGACATATTACCGAACAAACGGCTCGTAGAAGTTTCTTTTACAAATTTACTACGCTCCATGTTATTCTTAAAAACTCTACGCTTTAAGTGAGTACGAAAAATACTAGTTGCGTCAGCAGGTGTTGCTGATTCTGTATACAAAAACGGACTAAACGGCACGTCTGTATCAATACGCTTACCATCTTCTGTCCAAGTTCGAAGTCTTATTGTTCCTTCTTTATTATCGTAAAATGCGTTTCGATACATGCATATATTATACGAGCTCTACTTAGTATATCTACGTAGAAAATCTTTATAAGCAAGCTCTAAACCTTTCGTGAACTCTGTATACTCAACATCTACAATGTTTTTAAGTAAAGTGTTATCCATCTTCTTTCTCGGTGTACCGTCTGGCTTTGTAGAATCTAAAATTATATCTCCTGCAAACCCTACGACGTTCTTGACCATCTCTGCAAGCTCTCTAATGGTGTACTCATCATCAGAACCAATATTTAACCAATCAGGCAAATCTGTTTTTGCTAAAAGTTTGACTATTATTTTTGCAAGATCATCAGCAAATAGAAACTCTCTCAACGGTGTACCGGTGCCCCACATTATTACATCTTGTTTGTTGTCAATTTTAGCTTCATGAAACCTTCTAATCAACCCCGGTAACACATGGCTGTTATCTGGGTGATAATTATCACCTTCACCGAAAAGATTACAAGGCATTACACTATGATAATCTACACCATATTGCTTTCTGTAGTACTGACATAGTTTAAGAGCTGCAATCTTGGCAATTGCATAAGCTTCATTTGTAGGTTCAAGAGGTGATGTTAATAATGAACTTTCTTGGATAGGTTGTTCTGCAAATTTAGGGTAAATACAAGAACTACCTAAAAATATTAATTTCTTAACACCTACTTTATAAGAAGAGTGTATTAAGTTAGAAGCTATAGTTAAATTATCATATATGAACTCTGCAGGGTAAGTATTATTTGCATGTATACCTCCAACCTTAGCTGCAGCTATAATTACTGCATCAGGTTTTGATTCTTGCAACCAGGTATTTGTAGAAAGTTGATCTCGAAGATCAAGTTCTTTACTTGTTTTTTTTAAAACAATAACACCATCTTGCTCAAGACGTTTGCATATTGCTGAACCAACCATTCCTGTATGCCCTGCAACGTATACTGTTTTCATATTAATTTTTCTCTTTATTAGCTAGCTTGAGGTCACTCTCAACCATTATACTTGCAAGTTCTCTTACGTTTACTGTTGGTTGCCAATTTAATGTTGTTTTTGCCTTTGTATAATCTCCTAAAAGAAGATCTACTTCTGTAGGTCTAAAATAACTAGGATCTATTTCTATTAAAGTCTTGTTTGTCTTAACGTCGAAGCCAACCTCTTCAACCCCTGTACCTTTAAACGCAATCTCAACACCAAGACTATCAAATACATACTTGCAAAAATCTCTAACTGTAGTAGTCACGCCTGTAGCACAAACATAATCATCGGGAGTTTCTTGCTGTAGAATACGCCACATCATATCTGTATATTCAGGAGCGTATCCCCAATCACGCTTAGCGTCTAGATTACCCAACTTTAGTACAGATTGTGATCCTACTGCAATTCTAGTCGCTGCACGTGTTATTTTTCTACTAACAAACGTTTCACCTCGCCTTGGGGATTCATGATTAAATAGAATGCCGTTAGAGGCATGAAGACCGTAAGCTTCTCTATGATTTACAATACTCCAGTAACTAAACATTTTTGCTACACCATATGGAGATCTTGGATAAAATGGTGTTTTTTCAGTCTGAGGGGTCTCCTGCACTTTACCATAAAGCTCACTGGTAGATGCTTGATAAAATCTTGTTTTCTTTTCTAAACCAACTTTACGTATTGCATCTAAAAATCTCAATGTGCCTACCGCATCTACTTGTGCGGTATATTCTGGTATATCAAAAGATACTTTAACGTGACTTTGCGCTGCCAGGTTGTATATTTCATCAGGCTCAATAAGCTCTAATAAAGAATATATACTACCTGTATCAGTCAAATCACCGTAATGTAATTTTAAATTCTCATGCGAGTAAATATGTTCAATACGGTGTGTATTAAATGATGATGATCTACGCATCATACCGTGAACAGCGTAACCTTTTTCAAGTAACTGTTCTGTTAGATACGACCCATCCTGACCTGTAATGCCTGTTATTACTGCTGTTTTCATTAGATAAGATATTTACGTTCCTTGCTTCCAAACGGGGTAAAATAAGCCTCAACCGTTTTTTCTATATTACATTCACTCTCAAGCCAGTATGTTTCTGCATGAGCTCTAGATTTTTTGCATATATCTGCGTAACGTGTTTGATCTTTTAAAGCCCATTTTATTGAGTCAATAAATTCATCACCTGTCTTGTATTTCAAGAGGGCTTCTTTATATGGGGCAAGATCAGGGCATACGCATGGTATACCAACTGCCCCAGCTTCTGTCAATTTAATATTACTCTTAGCATTATTGAAATTATTATCTAATAATGCTGCAAACGTAAGCTGAGCGCCAGATTCAGCTACAGCACGAGCATAATCCGGCAATTTTGTCCATGGTCTAAATTCCATCTCACCTTTTTCAATGAAAGGTTTAACCTGAAACGGAAACGACCCGTAAAACACCCACTTATACATTGTACGGGTGTGTATTATTTGCTGCACTACCGGTGAAAAGTCATCGACAAAATTAGCTCTACCGGTTACATCAACATGTGTACCGGAAGCAAAGACTGCAATAACTGGTTTCTTTTTATTCCTTTCATACAACTTGACTCTATCACCAAGATTGTAATATCTATCCCACCACCACCTGAAAAGATAATTTGGTATATAAGTAGCTTTTGTATTGCCTGTCTTAGAGATATAATAATCTCTCATAAACTCTGATGGAACTGTAATCTCATCTGCAAGTTGCATTATCTCAATAATGCTATTGCGTATTTCTGTAGGCATAAACGCACCTTTATTTTTATTATAAAGAGGTATATCTTCACCTAAGACGATATCATCAACTTCATATATTATTTTAAACCCCATCTTTTCACTTAACTTTTTAAGTTGTTGTGCAAATTGAAGCTGTATAGGTGTTGCTTGACGTTGAAGTTTAACAGCTTTTATACCATGATAAAACCTCTCATCCAAAACCATTTGTGTGAGTTCATGCACTACACCTTTTTCATATAAATTTATAACAAAGTTAGGTCCTAAACATCTCCAAAGAGCACAACCACCGTAATCAGCAAGGTAATTTATAGCTCGTGGTAATTTAGCACCTGGAACATCCGTAATATCAGATTTCTTTTTTTGATTTCCTGCAAAATCAGGCGCTAGCAACATTGATGATGGTATATTCAATGGTAAACCTATTGGTGCACCAATAACGTTCCTTACATTATACTCGTGAGCTTTATATTCCATATTTATTTAGATATCTTGTAATAAATAGGTTGCACCGTTACGTTTTTCAAGATTAATAATCTTGTCTACACGATTTAATAATGACTGACCTCGATGTGTTATTATATAACTACCTTCACCAAAGTCTTTATTACGTTGAACAAGTAGGTCCAAGACGAGTTCTACACCTTTATCATCAAGCGATGAGTCTAACAATTCATCATAGAACGTAGTATTAAACACTGTTTCACCTTGCAGTCTTTTCATGTCCATAAACGCAAATAAACACGCTAGGTCTATACGCTTTCTCTCCCCACCTGAAAAATTAAAATATGAGCATTCATTCTTCTTCTCATCTGTAATACACTCTTCAAAAAATTCATTAAACTCACACTTTACAGGAGCTTGTAAATGAGATAGATAAAAATTGATCTTACTGTTTAATACTTTCAATATTTTCTTGATAAGAAATGACTTTACACCTTCTTCAGAAAGGACATACTTTACACAATCTAGTATTTTAAGTTCACTTTCAATATTATTGACATCTATCTCAGATAAGTTTATGTCTTTTTGTATTTGTTCTTTTTGTTCATTTAGTAACGTGTTTGTATCAGATTGTTTTTGCTTTAAACTTAAATTTAAATCTGTTATATACTCTTTTACATTTTCAATTTTTGTAGTTAATACTACCTCAGCTCGTTGAAATGTAGATACACTGTTTCTATTGTCGTTCTGTTTTGTTTCTATACTCTTCAAACCAGTTCGAAGTTTGTCGTATAGTTCGTCAAGTTCTTCTAACTTCCCGTTAAAAGCTGTTTCATCAATATTATTAATTTGAGTTTTTAAATTTTCTGTTAGATGATCACAATTACTATCTACATCAAAAGCTCTCTTGCATGTAGGGCACGGTTTAGTAGAGTCAAGTAATTGCTTTAATTGTTCTTTTAAGATTTTTTTCTCTGTAAGTGTTTGTGCTTTCTTTTCTATTAGCTCTTTACGTTTAGCGTTTAATTTAACACACTTATCTTCAATTTTTTTAATATCTTCTGTAAAATCTTGAACAGTAACAGACGTCTTACCTAACTTTAATAGACTACTTTCTAACTCTACAAGAGTTTTATTTTTTTCATCAAGTGATGATTCAATCTTTGCAATACTGTCTTGTTTTTCAATATCAAAAATATTAATCTGCTTTTCAATATTAGAAAACATATTAAGATTATTAGTATGCTTAGATCTAGCTAAATCATAACCATGTTTTAATTCATTATAATCTTCTCTAGCTCTTAAAAGCATTTGAGAAAAAACTTCTAATTGAAGCATGTTTTCAATATACTTTCTTTTATCAACTTTACTCTGCGCCATAAACGGCACAGTATTATTAATTGACATTACTACCGAATTTTGAAATACTTTACTACTACAATTTATAAGATCTTGTAGATACTCAGTAGACTTTGCCATGGTTGACAGAGTTACGTTTTCTTTATTTTTGTAAATAGAACACTTTGTAGGTGATATACTTCTTACAATCACATACTCATCTTGAGTACATTCTGTCTTTACTACAAAAGACAATTCTACTTTGCAATTTTTACCTGTGGTATGATTTACAGTTTGTTCTTTTGAAATATCTCTAAGAGGTGTACCGTACAAAGCAAAGTGCACTGCATCAGTTATAGTAGATTTACCTACACCATTCTTACTATCTTCTTTATCATAGTTTCTACCAGTAATAATATTTACATTATTATCTAGAGGTAGTTCAAGAGCATTACTACCAACAGATAGAAAATTTTCTATCTTTATATTTTTTAAAATAATTTGCTTCATATTATTAGTTAATAGTTTGAAATGTTTTGTAGTATTCTACACATTTATCAAAAACATGTTTCTTTGAAATTTGTACTTCTAGTAAATCTATATATTCTTTCAATGTATCTTCAATTGATATTAATCTTGTTTCTTCAAGCTCACCTACAACAGTAATATCACTAGGTACATCATAATCAACTTTTAATTGTAGAGGCTGATACGAGTTAAACTTTGTTAATAAAGCATCTACATTAGCTCCGTCAAATTTAACATCTACAATAATCTTTACATAATTTGAATGTAGTGAACCTTTAAGAGCTTTCAAAGCTACTGTTCCATTTTGTAGTTCAGATATACTTACCTTAACATGCTTTGATGATACAGTGTTTTCTATAAGCGTTGTTTCAAGCTTTCTGGTGTTGATTATAGTTATACCTTTTTGACCGTCTCTATCTCCCCAATCAAGCTCAAGAGGTGAACCAAGGTATATAACCGCTTTACTGTCTTTATATACTCTTTCCTGACGTAAGTGAAAATGCCCAGTTAAAACAGTATGACATTTATCTAGAAGGCTTAATCCATCCCAGCCATGATCACAATGCATATTGGTATTCATTTTAAAGTTTAACAATTCAAAATGACCAACAACTACATCGACATTAGGTATATCACTGAGCTCAGTACCCCATGGACAAAACGCAAAAGATCTACCACCTATATTTTTCTGTACTAACGTATCAAATATTCTAACGTTATTAGATTCTAATACTGAAATAGAATTGATTTTAGAGT